CTCTGCTGCAATAGTAATAGTATCAGTAGTTGCGTCCCCTACTGTAATGTTACCGTTTACTTCGATATTGCCTGTTACTTCTAAGTTGCCTAAGACCCTAGTAATGCTGTCTAAGATTATAATGCCGTCACCGTTTGCTCTAAGATTGAGATTGAGATTGGTTTCGTTTGAACTAATCTCAGCAAGGGCTGGCTCACCTAGTAGTGTAATACTGCCATATACAAGAGTAGGGTTATTAACCGACGGATCTGTAATTGCTAGTTTTCCGTTAATTACAACAGTGCCTCCGTCCAGCGTATTAATTAATAAGTCCTGGCCATTAGCTGTTGAGGAAATTTCATTTTGATTGTAAGACAGGTCATTAATAATTACGTTGTCAGACGCAGTTGCTCCTGTCAGTAATAAGTCGCCTGTTGATGTAGTAATTTGATTGTTGTCGACTACTACGTCGTCTATGGTCACAAGACCTGCTTGCAACGACGTTGAGTCAATTGCTCCAACTACTTGAAGGTCGAAGTTTGGCGAGTTTGTGTTTACACCGATGCGGTTGTTAGTTACGTCTATGTAGAGAAGATCTGTTTCTACTGCTAGATCTATTCCATTTCTTTCTAAGTTCGCTCGTAGTAGCGGACCTGATATTCTACCAACAGCCATCACTTCTCCTTAATCGGGGATCCTGTCCCTCTAACCACATTACCTCGCGGGTTAACCACGGTTTGTTCCTGCAGAGACTTCTCCTGCATCACATGTATTTATCGTTTTATTAGATTAAGAAGCAGCAGGATTCGTTGGATTACTTGTCAAAGTTGTGAATAGCTATTACCGGACGGCCAAAATCCGGCGGTGAAGTAAACACCAGGTGCCAGCCGTCTGCGTATGGTGCATTCGGTCCGGCTAGACTACCACTAATACTTTCCTCTAGTGTGTAGTTGTGAATCTCTGTACTGCTGTCAGAAAGTAACGGTCCTGGAATCTGAAACACGTTTTCAACGTACACAGCAACGCTCTGAGCAGATACTGGTACTGGAAAATTAGAGTCGCCGGAGTTTAGTGGACCGAATACTGTTTCGTCGAAATCTCCGTCGTCTAAGTACTGAACAACTATCCCAGGGTTACTAAACGGTTCACTGTATCTTAGTCCCATCCAAGCACCGTCTTTGTATACTTCAAAGTCCGACACATCAGTATTAAACCTCACATGTCCAGATTGTGGGTTGCTAGGTCGTTGTGCTTGCGTACCTTTAGGTACTAACATAGTGTTAGTACTGTCCATAATAACCTGGTCAGCTATGTCGTACTTAACACCGTTTCCTTTGATGTTTCTAGAATTAGTTGTTTGACCTTTTAGTAGTCTCATTATACCTCCAAGTAGCTCACTGTTGCAGCAAGATTTGCAGGAGAATCTCCAACTAATATTATTTTATCACCTGGATCTAACACAATTTTTTCTGAATCAAATGTAAATGTTTCGCCTGCTGGTAGCGAAAGTTGCCTAACAATAGTAGTCTTTACGTTTGATACTGCTTCGCCGTTAGGTACTAGGTGCATGTCAAATGTACTCGTTTCGTTCTCTGGAGATGTTCCGTTTGGGTTATACGTATTACACACAAGTACAGTTGTAACAGCATACCTAACCCCATTAGGAACTGCCAGGAGTTCGTGAGAAAAGTTGCCGCCACCTAGGTCTATAATTGCTTTGTTTACTATTGACATTTTTATTTCCTATTAAAAAAGCATACTATAAACTAGTGCTCTATTACTACTTATCAGCTCGTCGCGAGTACCTTCTTCGTTAATGAAGTACACGCCTGTCCCGCCTTCTGCTGGTTCTTTATTATAAAGACTAATACCGCTATTAGGCTGACTTGGATCTGTTACGCCTGTGTTATTGTGCGGAGTTCTAGTTAGCACAACGTCATCTTGAATTACTACCCTGCCAACACCTTCTGCGGTTAAAACAAGGTCTTGGTTTCCGATAGTTGACTTAGACGAAATAGTTCCTGCGTTGTTGCCAACTCCTGAAATCTCAACATTGTACATCTGAGCAGACGTTTCATAAAACTCGTTTCTAATAATACCGTTAATTGCTATAATTGCTTTACTGGGATTACTAGTAACTGTAGTGTCTTGAACTTCTATCCTGGTCTCTGTTCCGTTAAACGTTCCTTCTTGGATTGTGTCCTGAAAAGCAGTTGACAGTTCGATCTCAAGTACGCGATTTACATAATGCACGTTGGGTATTACATCTGCCCTATCTGCCTCTGGAAGAGCATTTATGCGATCCGAATAACTGTTGTTGTTACCTGTAGCTGTGTTTGTGCCACGAACTGTAACTAGTCCTGGGTTTGCTGCTCCTACTTGTGACCCGTCTGCAAAACGTCCGAGTAAATTTAAGTCGGTGCCATTAGGAGTAGTAATGCTAGTTAGCTCCACGCCTATGACTTTTTCGTTTTGGTCTCTGGGGCTCCAGCCGCCTACTTGTTGTGTTCCAGACACACCTGGGTCTACCCAAATTATTCTTTCATCAAACACCCACAGAGCATCTAACAAGGCTCCTCGTTCGATTCTTATCCCAGCAGTTCCATTGTTTCGTAGTACTCCGTTAAAGTTAGGTTCAGTGCCAGTGTCAGGCCTGTTTAACAGAATTATGTTGTCTTCGAAATTAAGATCAGTAGTAGACACAGAAGTAGACGTTCCGTGAACTTCTAAATTTCCGTTAATAACTACCTTACCAGGAACGCCAGTGCCAGCAGCGACTCCTGTATCTAAGGTTATCTCGCCGCCAGGCTGTACTTTTACAGTATAGTTTCCGGTTGATACGTTAAGATTCTTTGACATATTTGTTCCTAAAAGTAAGGGAAGTTATCCCTTACATATTATTATGCTACTAAGGTAAGAACCAATATATTTGCAGTAGAGTCGTCTTGAATTTCCCAATCGTATCTATTGTTATCAAAGTCGATAACTGTTCTGTTATGAAGTTTACGAATGTTTACTGGCGTTCCGGATCCGTTTACGTACCCGCGTATTACCATCTCGCCATCGTCTGGAAACGTTTTATCTACTAAGCGACAGCTTCCTTGATTGCCAGTGCCGTCTTGTGCATCGTTGACTACAAACAGAGTTTCTGCTCTTTGACTAATAATAATTCCTACTTCCGACACTGCATTAGCACCTACCTTTACTATAGCAGTAAAGTTGCCATCACCTGCGCCGTCTGTTGCGCCTAAATATCTTTTGTTAATTGGACGTCCCATTTGTTTCTCCTTTGGTTACGTTCTAAGTAATACGCGGTGGGTCAGTTCCGCATAAGTCCACACCTGTGGCACGATTTTTGACACAAGTATTTATCTAACCAACGTCCACTTTAATTTTCCACAGTCCCATACTTTTAGTAAACCCATCTGTTTAGTAATTTGTTTTTCGGTCAAGTCCTTGTTATATCCCTTTTTAACTAACTTCTGTTTCGAAAAAGTAAACCTATGGAACATCCTTTCTTCTCTAGGTTTAATATACCAATAGCTAGGTGGAATCTCTGTCTCGAGTGTAAATCCTAAAACATTGTATAAATTTCCTGCACTCCACTCATTATCAGAATAAGAAGTAATCTTCTCAGGATTGTACAATTTTATAAATGCCTTAAGCAACTTAGATGCGCCACCGACAACTAATTTAGAAGTTGCGTATCTCACCAGTTCATAACCTATGTCATGCTTTCCTATTGCAACTCTACTTTTAGCAAACGTCATTAGTGACACTAACTCTTCGTTATAGTAGAGTCCTAACCGAATACTCGCAGGAGTATACCCAAGAATATGTGTGTCAGTTAAGAACTGTTTTGAGTCTGCAGAGCTAACTTCTTTAATTGTACATTTTCGAGCAAACACTTTTTGAGACTGGGTTTGTAGCTTGTGTGACAGGAAGTTTTTCACAATCTTGTTTTTAGATTTCCAGTAAGTCGAAAACACTGTTATTAGTTGGATACCCTGATCCTTGCATTCTTTATATTTGTTGTAATGGTAACTTCTAGTAATATGATCAATGTCGTCGTGATGCCAATACACTCCATTATACTCTATAGCAAGATTATAGTCTGGCAGGAATATATCTATTTCTTTTCTTGACGGAAGTATCGATCTACTGTTTTCTACAATATTTGATATTCCTAAGCTCTTAATGAAATCAACTACTTCTTTCTCTTCAATGCTCTTAAATGGTTGTTTTATGCCGTGTTTGTTTAAGTATCTATAGATAGTTTGTACATGTACGTTTAGAGTATCAGCAATATCATATACTGACATTGTATTAAACATCTCTAACATTTTTTCCGGACTGTGCAGAGACTCGATATCCTTGTCGTAGTACCTTGCAGACCAATAGTTCGAATCTTTTTCTTTAAACGTCTTTTTAATCTGAGTTGGATTGTTATAAAACTTATTGCCGTAACTGTTAAGTTTCGTCTTTTGAACTTTTTCTACTGTCAACTTGACCTTGGCAGGGTCAGAATAAAACTGTTTATGCTTCTCCTTGGCATGAATCGACTGTCCGATATTTTCTACTCCGTGATTTTTTTTATTAGTTTCAACTCGCTTGTCAACAATTTGTTGTTTTCTTTCAGCACTGTACCCTTGGTTAACAGTTGTTACCTTTTTGCTAACTGACTCTTTAGCACAAGGGCAAACATTTGCTCGACCGCAATATCGATAACCGTGTGTTAAGCTGTTAAATCTCTTTTTATTTCCTAGCTTACAAGTGTTGCTCCCGGGGTTTAGAGCAACGTAAACTTTCTCTGAAAGCGAGTCTCCTATGAAAGTGTTAACATAATTATAGATCTGAACGTTGGCTTTAACTTTGGCCGACACTTGCTTGGCTGGTACACTGCTTACAATACTTGCTAGTTCTGATCTAAAGTCCATAGAGTACGTTTCCTTTGAGCCTGTCTCTACATCTATTTAGTTGCAGACAATAAAAAACCCGCCAAAGACGGGTTTTTATACTACCTAATTACTGAGTAAACTAACGTTGCCGCTAGTAAACTTTTGCCCAGCGACGTTTGCCGCAGTCCCAAATACGATCCCATTTTAACTCGCGTATCAACACTACTTCTGTTTTATTGCTGGTGTCGATACCGAATCTAGCAGCAATCCTACTCTTGCGCCACTTGAACTTGTGTTCGCGAGTTTGATAATTAGTAACGGTATAATCAGGCCTGAGTTGCTTTTCTAATTCAAACCCGTTTTTGTTGTATACATTGCCAGTGCTCCACCTGTTGTCACTAAAACTATAAACTTTAGTCGGTGCAAACTTACGCTCGAAGTACTTTAACATTTTCGAAAACAGTCCGTTATGCATGCTGTAATCGCTGGAAAATCTGTTCAGTTCCCAGTTTCCTTGAGATCGTTGAATAAAACTCATTACACTCACTAAATTGTTATCGTCGTATGCTCCTAAGTGTACACTACTGTTAACAGCACCTTGCAAGTGATATAAATCTAAGAACTCAGAAGCAACGTTAGAACTTATTTCTGCAACAGTTAGTTTCCTTGCCGGTGCGCCCCGAGAGCCTTGGTTTATTGCAACTTTTATTCTGTTTTTTATTATATTTTTTCTTGTGTTCCACTCATCTTCAAATACAGTAAATAATTGTATTCCTTGCTGTTCGCAGTTCTTAAACTTATTATAGTGATAATTGCGATCAATTTTTAACAATTTGCCATAATGACTGTTTTCACTGTGAGTGTACAGTCCGTTAAATTCTATTGCAATAGTGTCGGTTATCAAAAAGTCTACAGTCTTGTCAACTACTTTAACATTTCGTCTAAACTCTACTCCTAGATTAACTAACCAATCAGTAATTTCTTCTTCGTATTGACTGCGCACTGACTTAGTGTAACATCCTAAGTCGTACCTATCATGTCTTGCCCAAACAATGCTTTCGCTAACACCTAGTACTTCACACAACTCCTTGAAGCTGTAAGTCTCGCACAACTCCTTGAATTTAGCCGAATCTTCTAAAATTTCATAAACCGCTGGGTCTATATGTAGTTGCGCTGGATTTTTTACTCCATGGTTCTTGACCAGGGTGTTTTTTGCCCGTAACGCAATGTTTGTATTTTGCATAGGATACAAAACTTGGTAATTTTTTAAGAGACTAGCTTGTATTTTTTCTTGATAGACAACAAACGGATTCTTGTTAGCGTTTTGATCCAGAAACTTTTTACGGGCAATAAACATATAATCATTTCCGTATCGATCACAAAGGGCAGCGTGACTCTTTGATCTTATTTCGCTGCTTTGAAACGGAAACTCAACTCCGTACCTTTCTAAGTTTGTGTGTTTAATCTTTGCTTGAATTTCTTCACTTTCGAACGGTGTGTTTGCTCCATACCTTTCTAAGTTTGTGTGTCTTGTTTTTTGCTGGACTTCTGGTACTTGTGCAACGTTGGCCACACCGTAACGTTGGCGGGTGGTACGCTCTGTCTTAGCAACTGTTTGCTGTTTTTGTTCTGGTGTTCGAGTTTTATGGAAAGACTGTAGCTTACTACTTTGGTTAGCTGCACTACATTTGCATTTAGATCTCGGACCGCAAAAATCTCGATAACCTTTGTCGAATGAAGAAAAACCAGGATATTGGCCGCACGGTTTCTTAACTGGTTCTTGTACCAACAAGATATACAGTCTTTCGTTAAAGTTTCTCGTAGGTATGTGAGCAGTTTGAGAGTTAACCCATTCGACACAGTCTGAGTGTTTTGCTAACAGTCTAGCATAACTCTTGCTGTTGTAACCTAATAATAGATTTTTAATCTTTTCTAACACGCAGTATTTATCTTTTCCACATTTAGTTAATAACAATATAACAGAGTTGACATATTCAGTCAACCAAAAATGCAGACAATAAAAAACCCGCCATTGACGGGTTTTTATACTACCTAATTACTGAGTGATTAACTAAAGCTAACGTTGCCGCTAGTAATAGCTACTTTGCCCAAGTAATCTGCTGCGTTACCAAGTGACGAAGCAGTGTTGCTTAGCTCGACATAGCCGTAGCGTGTCATAAAGCTAACTACTGGTTCGAAAGTGGTTGGATCAAGCACAACACCTGAGCTCATCAGCGGGATATATGGGCAATAGAACGCCGCAGCATCCGACTCGCTTGTACCCTTGTAACCAATAAGAACTGGTGAACTGTCCGAAGCGTATGTGTTAACATAAACCTTCATAGCATTGTTCAAAGTACCAACCATCTTAGTGTTAGTCGGAGCCTCGAAAGTACCTTCTGTAGTACGAGCAAACGCACTAGTAGTAGCACTTTGCAGAATGGTTAGTGCAAAAGGACTAACAACAGCCCAGTTACCTGCGCCACGACGTGTACGCTGAGCGATCAAGTTACTTACGCGGTTGATCTGAACAGCTAGTGCAGCATGCTCGTCACCTACGAAAGTAGCAGTACCACTTACAGCAGATTGGTCGTAAGTTTCACTAGCAGTACCTGCCAGGTTCTCAAGACTTGAAAGTACTTCTTGGTCGATCTCAGCAGTAATTTCTTGTGCCAGTGCAGCCATAATCTCAGCTTCAATGTCGATGCCGTGCATTGACTGTGCATCTTGTGCACCTTCAAAGGTCCAGCGAGCGCTTAGCTTGCGTGACTTAGCTTCAACAGTTTGCTTCAAGATCTGAATGCTCATTCTGTTACCAGCGTTACCTTCTAGTGAAGATGTTGCTGCTGGGGCCTTGTTGCTGCCTGCCGCACCTGAGTACGCTTCGGCAATCTTGAACGGGCTTAGAGCTTCCTCACCTGCACTTGCGCCGTTGTTGCCATCAGCATAACGTACACGAAGTGTGTGAATCTGTCCTACTGGACCAGTCATTGGTTGAACACCAACTAGCTCGTTTGCAATAACAGTAGGCATTACACGTCTGATAACCGGTAGAATAACGCGGTTAAGCGTAGCTACGTTACCAGCGCTGGTTGCGCCTGCTGTTGCACTTTCTGACAAGTGCTTGCGTGTGTTTTCTAATGTAGCAGCCATTACAGACTTCTTGTTACCGGTTAGGCCTTCAAGAAGAGCTGTTTTGGTATCCTGCCAGCGTGATTCTAATAGTTCTGACATCATTTTCTCCTTAGTTCAATCCAGCGAGACGGCGTAACTCAAGTACATTTGAATCGTCTGCTTGTTGTTGTGTCATATTTTTTACTTGTTGCTTGTTGCCTGTAACTTCTTTGCCTTCTGATAGTACCGCCTTACGCGATGACGACTTGTTGTTGTCAATTACGCTCGGTAGATACTTGTTAAAGGCTGTCTGAAGTCTGTTGGTCTGTACACTTTCGAGCAAGTCTGTCATGATTTCGCGCTGGTCCTTGCTTAATGGACCAGTTAACTCCGCCATAATATCTTTTCTCTGTGCCGCCTCAACCAATTTTTGATACTCTTTAGTACGAGTCTCAACTAATCCCCTTGCTTTAGCAGCAAAGGTCTTTGCTTCTGCTAATTGCTTATTTTTTGTGTTAACAACTTTCATTAACTTAGCAATTTCGCTTTTTTCATTTAAGTAGCTGCTTGAATACTCTGAAGCAAAAGCCTCAAACAACTTACGACCAAAGTCGTTCCTACGTGCTTCTTCAATGTCTTCTTTTAGCTGACCAATTTCTCCGCGTAATGCGCTGTCAACTGTTTCTGACACTGCTTTGGCACTTCTTTCGATAAAGTTTTTCTTAACCTTACCAAAGTGTACTTTTGCTTCACGGACTAAACGTACTTTAGTCTCAGCTAAGTCTTTCTTGTCTTCGTAGAACTCTGCAATTTCATGTGCAAGAGCGTCAACTACAAACTCTTCTAGCTTAGCAAACTTTGCTGCCTTTGCTTGTTGGTCTTCTTTTAACTCTTTTACTTCTGCGCTAAGCTGTTCTAATACAAAGTTTTGTAGTTTCTTTGCGTTTTCACGCATAGCTACTGCATACCTTGCTTTAGCTTCTGCTAGCTGTTTACGATCTTCTGCAAACTCAGCAATTTCGTCAGCTAGACGTTCACTAAGCATTTGATCAATAGCTTCAACCATTGTTTGCTTGTCGTGCTCGTATTTCTGTGCGAATTCTTCACGAAGTTCAGCAGTTGCTTGTTGGCGATTTTCTTTAACTTTCGTTTCCCAAGCCTCTTGAAGTTCTGCTTTTACTTCTTCGGACATTGCTGTGCTCTCGAAGAGTGATTTTAATGCGTCTAACATACGTTCTCCTCGCTTATTTCAGCCCGCTTATAATATTTAATAAGCTCTCTTTTAGATATTTCTGTGCCTTTGCGTCGTGTTTTGTTGCTTCTGCTATTTCATACGCCTTCATGCCACCCCTTGTGTTCATCATGTGTTCATAGATAGCAGTAGGGTATGCGCCAGGAGCGCTCGGTTGCGCAACACAATCGACAGTAATAATCTCAAAATCTGAAACTTCTCCATTACCGTCTTCTGATACATTACCTGACCCCCTAGAAGATACACCTAGCTTAACGCCTGCTTCAAGCATCGTCTTTACTAGGTTCCCCATAGGAGTCGGTAATATTTTCATCTTGCCGTAGCCGTTTGGACCATCCATCCACATCTCTGTGATCATATGGCTTACACGGTCTAAGTTAATGTTAAGGCCTTCTGGATGATCAACTTCTCCGAGAACTGAATATCCTCCTGCGATTTGATCATTGAGAGTTTTGACAGCCCTGCCTATTTCGTTTACAGGATATACACGTTGGTTCGCATTGCGTACACCACCTTGAATGCAAACACCTTTTAGGTATAGGTCTTTGCCTTCATTAGCAGATTCAATAACCATTTTAGCTTGGTCGAATGTCAAGTTCTCTTGTAAGCTTCTCATTCAAATGTCCCTATTACTTCTTTTTGCTGCTACCAATAATTGGCTTGTTGTAAGCATTAGATTCGCCTGAACCTTTCTTTTCTGCTCCGTGGCCTTTGCCTACCGGCTTTTGAGCTTTGCTTGCTTTGCCGCCTGGCTTATTGATGTTTCCAGCATCTTGGTCTTTGGCGTTTAGATCGCCTAAACCAGCATGTTCGCCGCCATCATTCGTATCACCGCGGGCGATGTTTTGAGTGCTGCCAGATCCCATTTTGTTTGGTCCTGCAACAGCTGACTTAGTATTAGCTCCGTTGTCGCCTGAACCTTTCTTTTCTGCTCCGTGTCCGCCTGAAACTTTCTCAACGTACTCGCGCATTTCTTCACCTGATGACTTCTTAGTCTTCTTTACGTCTTTCTTGTCTTTTTTAGATTCAAAGGCATAGCTTTCTTCTTCGCCTTCTTCGTCGTCGTCTTCGCCTTCTTCGTCGTCGTAATCCTGCTGGTCGTCGTCGTCACCTGGCATCATGCCCATATCATCTTCGCCGCCCATTAACTTGTCAAACTCGGCTTTCAACTCGTCAAGTGCGTCTTCAAGGTCTACTACGCGATCTTCAACGTCGCCTTCGCCTTCGCCTGCGTCCATGTCAAAGTCAACTTCGTCGCCTTCACCGTCGTCTGCACTTAGGTCACTTATCATATCATCAGAAGCGTCGCCACCTACAAGGTCGTCTTCTGCTTCAACTTCAAACTCGTCTAAATTAAAGCCTTCGTCAACTTCGTCGTCATCGTCATCGTAACTACTTTCGTCAACTTCGTCGTCTTTGTCTTCGTCGTCGTCGTCGCAATCACTTTCTAAAAGTGACTCGTAGATCGAGCGTGATTTTTCAACTACAATTTCGTGAAACATTTCTTGTGCGCCGTCACGGTCTTCATTAATAAGCCGTTCTAGCATCTGTTCGAATTTACTACGATCTGCCATGTTATTCTCCTGTGATTTATCTATGGTAAGGCTGTCTTTTGTATTTAACTAATTTTATTAAAACAGTATATAAAGAGGGTCAAAACGGTCCGTTTTTGTGTAAAACGTCGTCAGGTAGGGTTTTTAAGAAGTCTTCTATGTCTATAGTAGTAAAGTTCTCAAATTTATTTAGCTCTTCAGGACAGTAATTATCTGACTGTATAACTCTTGTGTACAAAATTTTAGGATTACTTTTAATTACCTTACAGGTTTGATTTAGCCAGTTTCCGTAGTACGTTGCCTTTGCGTCTTTGCGTTTATAGTTTTGTGTTCCTGCATACAGGTTATTAACTACTGTACCGTTATCTAAACCTTTGTAATCAAATCCTAAGATATAAATTTTGCGGGGGTTGTGCTGGCTAGCTAACCAAAGCGCAGTTGGCCCTGAGCTCCATCCGAGGCCAGGTTCAAAGAATTTTATGCCTTTGATTTCTGTTAGTCCATTTCTAGGATTGGTCCACACTTGGTTATGTTTGTGATATCCTGATTCGGTTATCTCAATGACCATTCTCGGGTCTACTGCTACAAGGTAGTCGGGGCAATCAGTGCGATAGATTGCATTACATCCGTAAACTTTTCCGTGACATTTCAATTCAGAAACACTTATTGACGATCGGCTGGTTCCGTTTCCTAAAACGAATGCAGTTTTCTGCATAGATGTTACAATCCTTCTTCTTCTCCAGTAGCACCGTACATTTGCTTTACAAACTCTAAGTCTTCTTCTTGTGCTTGTTTATGACTCTCACTTGATTTTCTGATTCGATTTAACTGCCCTAGTGTTAACCTAGTCTTCCTAGTGTCGGACGGTTTTATCATTGATTGGTCGTGCTCTGGTTCGTAACTGTCGTCGTCAGTGTTTTCCAGTGTGTCTCTGTCAAAGTAGAAAAGTTCGCGTAGTATCATAACGTTATTTATTCCGTTGGAGGTTGTTCTCCGCCGAGCCCCTCGCCTGTTGTTGTATCGGGTGGTTCAACATCACCTGCAAACTCTCCGTCGGTATCTTCAAGTTCATCTTCTAATCCGTCAAAATCTCCGTCTAAACCACCAGCTGTTACGTCTCCGCCGCGTAGCTCATCAGCTGCGTCGCCTTCTGGTGCTTCGAAGTCGTCTGCGTTCTCTTCTTTCCACAGCCTTTCGTTCTCTGCAATTTCTTCATCAGTCATACCCAAGAACCGTTTAAGGGCAAATCTATTTGAGATAAACGGTATTGCTGTCATTTGTGTAAACGTCGGAATGCGAGCATTGTCAATTTCACTTTGTCTATAAGCAGCAAAATTCTGCGGTGGCTGAAATTTTAAATCGAACATCGAAGTATCAATGTTTACCCCTTTCTCCAACAAGTATCGTTTGAACTCTTGGTCAAAACCTTCTGTTAGAAGCCCTTGTAGACGCTCACAGTAGGTGTTAAAGCGGAGCTCTTGTATGTAAGCAGTGCCCACTCGGCCATCGTTATATTGGGAGCTCGAATCCTCGGCACCTGTTGGTAAGTAGCTGCTAGGAATTCTCAACGCCCTAACCATTTTGTTGGTAAAGTATCTCAGGTCATCAATCTCACCTAAGTTGGTACCTCCAGGCAGTGTGTCAACCTTAGATCCTCGACCTTCTGCTGTTTGTGGGAAGAAGTAATCTTCGTTGATTGAATTCTTAACAAAAATACCACTTTCGATAGCAAACGTGTGATAGTTGTGCCATTTTTCGGTGCCGTCTATAGTAATAGTACCTGTGTCTCGATTACCCACCGCTTCTATTTTTACTACCTTGTGGTTAAATTGATCAATTTCTTCTACGAATTGTTTCCAATTAGTGTATCCGTATTTCTTAAGAAGTCGATTTAGTTTACTGTACCCAAATCGTGTAAGGTCAATCTTGCACTGAGCATTCTTATGATCAAGAGGGGTAGAATTTTCCCTCCTCAGCAGATTTAGTAGCTCTTTATTGTTGTCACAAAGATTAATTACAGTATTTTCGTTTGTCGACTGACTTTTAACTATTTCTACTACTATCTGTAACATTTCAAATGTCAAATGCAATGATTGATTTTTTATCTTAGCTCTTGATTCCAAGTTTGTTGACACTTGTTGCATGGCATCTGGATCTTTATTAAGGTAGTTTCTTCTAGATTTACCTGCATTCGTTTTATAACTAATTATTGTAGTAGGATCATTCTGTCTCATCGACACTGATTTCTTTTGGGCTGACCTGATATTGTAGAGAGCTGATTGTCTTTCTATTCCGGTCATGTTCTCCCAGTGTATTTTCAACGTATTAGAAATCTTTCCTGTAACTAACCGAAATTCTTCTTCTGACAAGTTATCCCAGTAATCTGATTTCTTTGCAGCCTGGTACTGTATGTAATCAGCTTTATTCATAAACTGAAGATTGCGTGGATCGTTATTAAAGCAATTGTAATCTTGGTGGTGTATTACTGCTTTAGACTTTCCTGTATTTTCTTTAAGGTAAGTAAATTCTTGATGTTTGTTTAAGTCTCTAAAAAACTCCCCTACTACGCTATGAGTCCACTTCCACTTCTTCTTACTATGATCCCAGACTTGTTCATAGTCACTAGAGTTCGAAGATATTTTCTTGTTTCTCTTATTAAAAGATATTAAACTGTCAGTTTCAATAATGTCCTTTGCTTCTACCATACCTTTTCCAAATACTGGTATTTTATGGTCCGGAGTACAAACCAGCGTTTCGCCATTATCAAATGTTAATTGAATAGTTTGTGTATTCTTTCGAGTAACGCCGGCCCAGTTAATAACCCCTGGTACTATTTTACCAGTAACAGGATCACAACTGTATGCCCAGTTTTCTTTGCCTTGCTCAAACTCTGCAATTAACTCAGTTAGTGCTAGTGTCCTTCCGTCAAGTAAAGGAATTCTTGTAGATAAATCTAAACAAAGAGGGTTGTAAGAGCTGTCAATGACATTCTGTCCGCTGCCTGTCTGACTTGGAATCCTACGTTGGTGAATTTCTGTTTTTACTTGCTCAACAAATTGCATAGCAAGGTGACTTGGCATGTTACCCACGTCTACATAAAACACACGACGCTCTGGTGCACGTTGCACACGATAGATAATGATAGCGTCTTCGAGCAACTCTTTCTGTTTGTACACCTTAAAGATTGTTTCAAGTAGACTATTCCCAAACGGAAAGTTTACGTCGAGACCTTCGCTCATTGAGAGATGAATAACATGTTCTGCGCTAATGGCCGCTTCTGTTTGATCAAGAGAGAATCTACTATCACCCGTGGCTGGCATTTGGCCAGCTAAGTATCCTTGACCAGACCCTCCTTTTGTGTACGATGTAGCATGGTTTCCTACTTGTCCTTGCGAAGGATACGGAGTTGTTGCAACTAAACTTACAAAATTAATATTAAAATCTTTGACTATATACTGCTCAGGTATCTTGCCTTCGCTTTCATTTACTATGATCTTAGTCAAGTTGCCTGGATCAATGTGAAACAGTTTTTTAGTTTCCGGGTCTCTTACAAAGACCTGGTCTCCGTACTTAAATGTATTTCGTATAATACGAAACATCCTTGTATCAAACTTGTTGAGCTTGTACCATTGTTGAAGATACTTCTGGAGGACAGTAGTTTCGGTTGTTGTTGCTTTTTGTTTGAAATCAATTAAAAAAGAAGTTCCGTTTTGTTGATTCTTCTGAGTACAAAACTCAGCAAGGATGTCTAGTGCAGCATTTACCTCGGAGTCTTGATCCATAGTATTATACTGGTTGTAACGTTCAACACGGTTAGGTGAACCTGTATACACATCAGGTAAGTGTGAAGAATAGTTACGTGCTGCCGGCCCTGGGCTTTGACCGCCATTTCCGCTGCCTAACGGGGAATAACTGCCGGTGCTGTTATTTCCAGTTGGTACTGGGGTAAAATGCTTGCGCCAACTCATGTTAATAATCCTTTGTTAATTTGTTTTTCATTTAGTATATTAATCGTGCACGTTTCCTGACAAGCCGCCAATTGCTCTAAGAGTTCGCTTGTTTAGATCTCGTATTTCTTCTAGTACAGATAATAGAGCACTACTATTTACTCCATCTTGTGACTTAGAGGCTGATGTTTGATTTAATAGATCGCCGGCTGACGCTCTAGTGCGAGTAGCCGCCCGGCCGCCGCCACGGCCGCCGGATAGTTCTCTGTTCATGTCTTCAAGGGTTTCAACTAACTTGTCTAAAGACTTCCTATACTCGTCAATGTCTCTTGCTTTTAAATCCTTTAGTCCTTCTAACTTAGCTTCAAATCCAGATATGTTAGCAAAAGATTGAATCCCCTTTGCTGTTTCTTGTAGCTGCATTCCGTTAACGTCGCTAAGAGCATTTAGCTTTAATATCGAACTAGTATCAAGATCGAACTCAAGGTCATTCACGTTACTTCTTGCCAGTGTATGAAACGCCGTTCCAAATGCTGTCAAGGCTGCTGCGTTTGTTTTTATTCCAGCAGTATCTATCTTTGCGTCACCAAACTTCTTAATGCGGCCCAGCATAGAAATCCTTGCGTCACCAAACTTCTTAAGGCGGTCCAGCATAGACTCGCCGAACATACCTGATAGCGAATCAATAATTGCCCCAACTCCTGACGACACTGCGCCTACAAAACTTCCTGCGCCAAAGACCGCCAGGGCGGCGCCCACTG